CCGCTTATAGAAACACTAATCCTGCCGAAGTTGAATTTGATATTTCTCCATATGCAACTAACGCTGGAGTTGCTCAAACAGATGGACAAAAGACTTTTGCCACTCTTGTTAATAAAAACAATTATCCAACATTCACAGTTAAACAAACCACGCTAGATTTTCTCATTGGCGAAACTATTTTCACAAAATCTGGAAATAAATTTATTGAAAGAGATTTGGTAATTACTAGTAATCTTAATGATGCTATTAAAGTTTATGGAACTTACACTTTATCTGAGGGTGAAGTAATTTCTGGCAAAAAATCTGGAACTATAGCAACCATTGAGTCTATTGATGAAAATACGGGAGTATTTAAAGTTGACTATTCTCTAGAAACTGACATTGGTTGGGCAGATGACATTGGAAAACTCAATCAAGATTATCAAGTTATTGCAGATAACGATTACTATCAAAATCTTTCGTACTCTGTCAAGAGCACTATTGAATATGAAAAATGGTCAAATCCAGTAAATAGAGTTCTTCACTCTTCAGGACTAAAGAATTTTGCTGATACTGGAATTGTCAGTGAACGTGAAGTTACTGGTATTATAACTGCTATAGCTTCGGATAGTGGTGCAGTTATTGATATTATAGATGACAAGAGAGTTGATGCCATCAACTTCTTTGATTTTGGTGTTGATGTTGATACTGCCAATAACAAGTCTAAATTTATCTCATTTAAAACTAAGAGACTCTCTGATTACATTGAGTGCAAGACTAACAGAGTTCTAACAATTGACAATTTCAACTCACAGTTCTCTAATCAAGAGAATGCAAATGAGGATGAATTTGTTAATATTGATACATTTATTGAAAATGATGGATACATCAGATATCTTATTCAGTCTATAAAACCTGACTCCAAAGATCTTCAAGCAACTGAGATTGTTGTTGTTAATACCAAAGATGATGATTTAATCACTGTTGAAAAGGCATCTATCCATAACACTAAAGATGATCTTCTAGATCTTCAAGCGGTTAAAGATAGTAATGGAAATGTTTCTTTAAAACTTACTCCATCTAATATCTTTGTTGGTGATATTGATGTCAAATTAATTAAAAATAGTTTTAACACAACTCTCGCTGGTATCGGCACTCAAGGAATTGGATTCGTTACTTTATATGGAAAGAACGTTTCAGTTAGTGCCGGTTCAACAGGAACTGTTCATGAAAGTTCTTCAGTCTTAACTAAGTCACTGTTTGCCAATATTGAAGTTTTTGACACAGTTACTAAAGATAAGACTATTGTTGATATGTACCTTGATCATGATGGAACCGATACCTATAGATCTGATTTCTATTTTGATAACAGCACTTTAGGACAATCCTCTAACTTTATTGGAACATTTACCAGCAATATTTCTTCAGACATATTAAAACTTGATTTTGAAAATACAGAATCTAACAGTGTTCTGGTTCGTTCTAAAATTGTTGGTTTTGGTACAGTAGCTGCTGGAATTGGAACGCACACATTTAAAGCAACTGGTCAACCAGACTCATCTGTAAAAGAAGGTAGACTTGAAACAAAATCATCTACTTTCTCTGGAACGGGTATTTCTACAATATTGACATATCCAAAATCGGATGTAACTACAGTTAAGACAACTGCTAGAGTTTCTTACGGAAATACTTCAGCATTACATCAGGTATTATTTAATCACAATTCAACGAATGCGTTTACCGTTCAGTATCCACATCTTTCCATAGGGAGCACTATGGGAATCGGAACGTTTGGAGCATCGATCAGGGGCGATAACTTCATTTTGATTTTCCATCCAGATCCAAATATTTCAAATGATATCACTGTTCAAACATATAATGAAGTCATTCAAACTGAAAAGGATCTTAATAACATTCCTGCTGTACTTACATACGGACCTGTCAATGAGGAATTAAAAACTTCACAGTTTAACTCTATCAATGGAGATAGAACTAATAAGTTTGATTTCCCGGTTAAACATAATGGAGTTTCAATTTTTGAGAAGCAATTTGATCCTAGTGATTCTGATGTTGTAAACCTTACCACAGGAACCTTCACTATTGCCGATCACTTCTTCAGTGATCGTGAAGAAGTGACATACACACCAAGATCAACTTTCGTTGGTGGTGCACATACTTCCATGGTTATGTCTGACGGTAGTATTCTTCCTTCTACTGTTTATATTGTAAAAACTAATAATAATGAATTTGGACTTTCTACTAGTACAACTGGAGCAGCAGTGACGTTTAACTCTGCTGGAAGTGGAAATGGACACACTCTCGAGATGAATAAAAAAATAGAGAAGTCTATAATTACTATTGACGGAGTTTCTAGAGCACCTTTAGCATATACTCCTGTCAATCATACTTTGAGTAATAACGGAGGATCTATTTCAGTCGGTGCCACTTACTTTGGTATTTCAGGAATTTCTTCAATTCTTCCAGGAGATGTTCTTAAAGTTGATGATGAATATGTTAAAGTTGAGGCTGTTGGTCTCGGAACTACCACTATTGGACCTATAACTGGAACTGGTTCTTTCAATGTCATTAAGAGTGAAAGAGGATTTGTTGGAACATTGGCAACAACACATACTGATGGTTCTACCATAAGACTATATCAAGGTTCTTATAACATGACCAGAAGTGAAATTCACTTCACTGAAGCACCTAGAGGTAATGTTGCTGAGACAGTTAATGAGAGTAATATTCCATTCCACAAGTCTACTTTTAATGGAAGAGTCTATTTGAGGTCAGATTATACCACCAACAAAGTTTATGATGATATTACTTCACAATTTACCGGCGTAGGCGCAACCTACAGATTGACAGTCAATGGTGCTAATACAACAGGTATTGAGACTGGTAGTGGTTTGGTATTCATTAACAATATGTTCCAAACTCCAACAACTGATAACAATACAGGTGGTGGTTATGAGTTTAGTGAATCTGTTGGTGTTTCTAGTATAGTTTTCAGTGGTATACGAGATGCTAATGACAAATTAGTAATCTCGGATGAGGACGTTAACAAGAATCAACTACCTAGAGGTGGTATGCTTGTTTCTCTTGGATCTACACAAGGTCTCGGAATTGCTCCTCTTGTTGGTGCTTCTGTAACCGCATTTGTTTCTGGTGGTGTAATTCAGTCTATTGGAGCTGGTGCTACTGACATTCTTGGATCTGGATACCGTGGAAGTGTTGCTATTGGAATTACCGATCCAAATCATACTGGAAACGCTGCCGCTGTTACTGTAACAGTTGGTGCTGGTGGATCTCTTGCGTTCAATGTAACAAATGGAGGAACTGGATATAGTTACAATCCAACTATCAATATTCCTTCACCATCATACGAGAATCTTTCTATCACAGGTGTTTCTCGTCTTAGTGAAGGTGCGACAACTGATTCTGGTAGCAATCTTCTTCTTAATATTGAAGTTGGTCCTGCTATTACTGCAGTTGGTATTGGATCCACACTATTTGAAGTTAAGAACTTCAAAATTGTTAGAAGTGGTTATGGTTTTAGAATTGGCGACAAATTCAAAGCAGTTGGTCTTGTAACTGCTAAAGGATTACCTGCGATGATTAATGAACCAGAATTTGAAGTTCTGGACATCTTTAATGATAAATTTGCTGCCTGGCAATTTGGTGAACTTGACTATATTGACAATATTAGAGATCTTGTTGATGGATCTCGTGTAAGATTCCCACTCAACTATAAAGGCAGTCTTGTAAGTTTTGAAGTTGATAGGAATAATCCAGATTCTGCTCAAATTGATCTTGAGGCAGTTCTCTTAGTTTACATAAATGGAGTAATTCAACAACCTAACGTACACTACAATTTTGTTGGTGGTACTTCCATTGTCTTCACCACCCCACCAGCAGTCAGTCCCTCAGGAGGATCAAAAGATAACATTGATATATTCTTCTATAGAGGAACAAGAGGAGTTGATAGTGTCAGTGTAGATGTAAATGAAACAGTTAAAATTGGTGATATTTTACAATTACAAAATAGTGACACAACTGTTGCTCAAGATCCAAGAACGGTTCACAAAATTGCAAGTTCTGACAGAGTTGAGTCTAACATTTATGCAGGTCTTGGAATTGATGATACAAACTTCAGACCAATAAGTTGGACTAAGCAAAAGAGATCTAAAAAAATTGGTGGAGATCTTGTTGATAAATCTAGAGATTCTATTGAAACTCAAGTTTATCCAACCGCAAGAGTTATTGGTGGAGTTTCTACCTCTGCTACCGAAATATTTGTTGACGACGCTCAGTTCTTTAATTATGAAGAAAATGAATCTTCTATCAACATCGCCAGCGTTAACGGTTTACTTGTAAATACCACAACTGAACCAGTTTCTGCTGCTGTTACTGCTGTAGTTTCTGCTGCGGGAACGATTAGTTCTCTGAACATAACTTCTGGTGGTTCTGGTTATTCTGGTTCTGCCACCATTAAAATTGCAGCACCTAAAGCAGTAGGTGTAGGTGTTGGAACAACTGCCACTGCCACAGCAACCATTACAAACGGTTCTATTTCTGCAGTTTCTATAACAAATGCAGGAATTGGATATAGTCAAACAGTTCCTCCTCAAGTTATCGTTTCTTCTCCAGCAATTTCTGTTGAATCTTTGACTGGAATCACTGCTGTCGCAGGATTTGCTGCGACAATTACGGGTATCGCAACCGCAGTTGGAACTGGATCAAATTCATTAGCACTTGCCTTTAGTTTTACTGCTTCCAGTACATCTGGGTTAGCAGAGGGTTATCCAATCTTTATCACAAATACAACTGTCGGTAACGGCGTCACATCTATTAATAGTTCTGATAATGCAGTTGTTGCTATTGGATCTACTTTCCTGGATAATGTCTACATTATCAATGATCTACATACAACAGCGACCACTGGTGTTGCCACTTGTAATATTCTTTCTACAACTCCACACTCTGGTCTCACCACTGTCGGTAGTCTTACAAGTCCAAGAGGAACACTCTCTTGGGGTAGACTTTCTGGATTCACTAGGTCAACGTCTCCAATTTCTATAGGAGTTACTGGACTAACAGTTGATTCTGGATTATCAACGTTCCCAACTATTCAAAGACGTGGATTTGGTCTCAGAGAAAATGGATCTCTCAGAAAGGATCTAGGATAGTTATAAATATAGAAAAAAGCTATTACGATGGCGGCAATTGTAACCGATCAGTTTAGAATATTAAATGCAGGAAATTTTGTAGATTCCGTCACGAGTTCTTCAAATTCTTACTATGTTTTTGTTGGTTTGTCCAACCCTGCCATAGTTGGATTTGGAAGAACCACTGATTGGGATACAAATACTCCTAGTCCTACTGATAATGTTGACTACGCCAATTTTATTGGTGACAATATGTCTTTTGGTAAGAAAGTTTCTTCTGCCAATATAAGAAGACTTATAAGAAGAATTGACTGGACTAGAGGTACAAAATATGAAATGTACCGCCACGATTATAGTTTGAAGAATCTTTCTCCAACTACAAATTCTTCTAGACTTTATGATACTAATTACTATGTAATGAATAGTGATTTTAAAGTTTACGTTTGTATTGATAATGCATCTTCTGGAATAAACACTACAGGAAATGCATCTCTTGATGAACCAACTTTTACTGATC